AACAAATCCGCATACAGTTTTCTGTATATGATCAAATGAATCATATTTCCTAAACCAACTGTTCTGGTTTTCGGATTTTTGATTTTCTCTTCCGGAACAAGCTCGAATTTTCTAAACTCAAGCTTCTCATTTCTGGGAACTCGGCCATAGTTATAATAGGCTTCGTACATTCTGACATCTTCATGTACAGTTGGGTGTATCTGATAAGTTTTTGTCTCTTCGTTAAACTGGATCCATGGCTTCTTTCCAACTGTTCTTGAATCTAACTTGTACGGCAAACCTGCTGATGTAGTGACATCAATCGAAGTACTTCCCATCGACCTTATGCCAATAATTGCCTGTGTTGTGTCATAAATCCTAATTTGAGCAAGACCAGGCACATACCGAACATAAGACTCAATAAGAAACTCTTTCATGAATTTCTCCTCAAGCTTATCATACTCTGGTTCTTTCAATCCGTTTGTCTTATTCAATGAAACTTGAAGATGGTGTCTTGATCCTGGAGGTTTTCTTGGATCTCTGATATCTTGAATAGCTGGTTGTGATTCAACTGGAAATTCACCAAAAATTGGGGATTTTGCGAACCCTAAAGCTTTCGAAACTCCAAGTGATCTATGTGGAGACTCTGAAAGTTCTTCCTTGTAATCAAAAACTGAATAGAGTTCATGACTAGCAGCCAACCTGGGTAGATCTGTGTGGATTTCTGTTGTTATCTGGCCAACTGGATCTATCCTTCGTAAGGCTTTTTCCAACATCTCTCTGGTTATAATCCCTATGTAACCAATTCTTAGCTCACTTCTTTCACTAAGGACGATTCCAATGAACTTGTGTGAGATCTTGGGGTTTGTATGTAAGCAAATTGCTCCACTATCTCCTTTTTGAATGATGTTCTGAGTCTGGAACTCTATAACTCTGTCATGTGGATAATCCCCATAGTATCTAGTTATGGAACCTTCACCATAGTTTGTTGAAAACCATGTCCTTCTTGCTTCGAAATTGTTGATGTAACTCGGTGTCTCATTTTCAATCTCTCTGATCGAGATAGCTGTGTATTTCCCGAACTTGAAATTCATCAAGTCTTGTCCCAAATCTGCTTCTGTAACAAAATGTTTCAAAACATCTCTGACTGGTCTGAAGCCGTTTATGTGGATCAACGCTGCGTCTGTGTCCGGAATATAAACAACATCTGCTTTGTTGATATAATACCTCTTAACTGCTGTCCTATAGTCAACTTCTCCAAGATGCGGGTCATAGACGCGAATTTCAGTATTGCTGTCAAGATCAATAAGCGCGTGTTTATTGATTAGGAAGGTTGAACCTTTAATTCCAATCATCATAGATCTCGTTGCAAACGGATTCTTTGAATCTTTTTTGATGATGTAAACTCTGTATGAAGATTTCTTTATCAAGTCTATCTCGTGGGAATATTCCTCCGTTCTACTAGCTACGTTAGGCCTATACAACTGTCTCGAATCAAGTCTCTGATTGTAAGCTGCGGGACTTGGGGCCAAAAACTGTCCGACCATTGACAAGGTAAAGAACATCCCGACAACACAAACACCAATTCCAATTCCTCGCATTATCTCTTCTGCGCAGAACTTCAAAAGGTATTTGTTAACCCATGAAGCAATCGAAGCAATTGCTCTGGCTGTCGAATGGTGTAAATTCTTGATGTCATTGTACCAAATCTTAATCTTGTTCTCTCCTGCAGCCTCCAAAGCATGTGATTTAACAAGTCTGCCAAAATCTTCTTTATTGAAAGCTGCTGAAAACCAGTTCATCCAATACAAAACCGCTCTTCTAGTCCTGTCATCTGGCAAGGGTCCTTTATAAATCGGTCTATCTTTTTCCCAGGTGAAACGGTTGAAATCAACAGGGATCTTTTCGACTCTGTGCAACTGTACTGATCTGACTATCTCATAGCTTTCTTCTTCTCCGTCGATTCTTTCAAGAGTCTCGTTTATGAGATCTACCGAAGCTGGTTTCGCTTTGAGAATATGTCCGGCTGCAATGACTGATTCGTCATCAAGTTTTTGAAGAAGTGTTGTAGCATCTTCTTTATGTGCTATCTTTAGTTCTTTTGTTGTAACATAGCTATGTCTGCCAAGCCTATTAAGCCTCTCTCTAACTTCAGTCAAATCTCTAGTATCCGACTTAACACTTCCATAAGTTTCTACCATGTCTGCAACCAAAAAATCATATTGATTTCTGATTATTGACTTGATATTACCTCTCGTGAACATTCTTTTTTCTTCTATTTGGAAGTGTTTCTTTACAAGAACTCTAACCAACTTCTTGAACTGTTCAATCTCCATGTTCCTGAAATTGTCATCAATTACCTTGTTCTGTTCCGTTGGATGCATGTAAGTGAACAAAAGATGTTTTCCTTCCGTTCTCCCTTCAAATTTGTCCAGCTTGTCTTTATCAAGCTCAGATTTTCCGTTGACTTTCTTAAGGTATTCTTCCTTAACGTCTACCTGAAAAAGAAATCTCCTTCTATTGAGAGCATCTGCTTTCGGCATATCCTTATTGGTCGAAAATGGATTATTCGTATTGGAAACAACGGCTTTTAGTTCCCAAACTCTACCTTTGTCTGAGAGGCTGGCTTGTTGTGAGATAGATGGAACACCCGTTAACATAACAATTCGCTCAGCTATTCTATCTGGTTCTTCATTATTGAAAACTCTATCGTCATCAATGTAAGCTATTGGTTGACAATAATACAAATCATTGTGATTCAAGGTTGCCTTCAGTGGGTAGTAAGCATTTGTCTCTTTGCAGGCTTCTGCTTTTATTCCGAGAACTTCTCTTATTCTGTTCTCTTCTTCTCTGAATGTATCTGACAACAAATCTATGATTTGAACTGCTGTATCCGTCTTTCCAACTCCACAAATTTCTGATGCTAGTTGAATGTGAAAGGGTTCTCTATTTCCTAGAGCCAACCTCATGCAAGATCTTGCAATAGGAGCTAAATTTTCAACTATCTTAGCTCTTTCTCTGAACTCAGATCTTATGACTTGATTATCTATTTCCTTAACCAGGGATCTCAACTCATACATTTCACCAAGCAAGTCCAAGAACTTGACACATTGGTCCAGATCTGTCGCTAGAAGCGTAGGAGTCATACTCTCTGAAACTGTTGCTTTCTCAAGCCATGCCACGATTTTCTGTTGTTTTTGAATTTTGGTCTCATGTTCTGTCCATATCAAAGATTTGATATAATCCATTGATACTTCTATTATCGTCATGATGTTCTGATAGACTTTAGGTAATGCTGCCAGTCCAAGAGATAGAAAAGATAAGTTTCTTGCTCCTTTGACAATTTTATCAAGAGTGTTCTTTGAATCAGTTGCCTTGAAACCTAATGTTGTGATTAGCGCTGTTGCCGCTACTGTAATGACCTGGGGAGTACAGTTTGTAAGAACTCCCAAAATATAATCAATCCAGCCTTCTGGATTTTCTCTAAGTGGCTCGGGCTTCTTAAAAGCTTTGTTTGCTTCTCTAACGTTTTCTAGGTTGCTTGCTCTCATTGTATTGGCACTATCCTCTAGAGTCTTCAAGGCTTCATCAAACGATGCTACAGTAGGTGTCGATCTAAAAAGATTTGTGAAAGCTGTTGTCAAGTTCTTAAGAAATCTGAAGAAAACATCTACGACCTTTAACTGAACAAGAACATCAACAATTATCAAAAACCTTACCATCTTGTCCTCTGTTTTCTGCCACATTATGTAGTAGAACAACAGAGTGGTTGCATCTATCATGTCTTCAGAAAATTCAGCTCCAAACAAACGACAAACCTTAGTAGCTATGTCTATGAAAGAGCTATTTATGAAGTTTTTGACTGTTGAAAGGGATGACTGAAAAGTTGAAAAATCAGACTCAACAAAAGCTGCAATCGTCCTATTCAGTCCAACCTTATCCAATGTCGTTTCCAAACGGTTTGTGAAGGTTTGCAAAATATTCTTCATTGCTGAAATGTCTTCTGCAACATGTTGAGAATGAGTCGGAATTGTTGAAACTCCTCCAACAAAAGACTTCAAAGTGGAAAACCAACTTGTTGAAGGTTGATCGTCTGAGGAAACTCTGATTGAAGAATCGTCTGAAGCTGTCCTAATTGGAACTCTATCTTTCAAGAGATCAAGAATGAACTTTGTATTGTAAAATACTTTCTTCTTTGTAGGTGATCCAAAAATTGCATTCCAAGTTTCAAATTCTCTTTGAGCCATAGCTGCATATTGTCTCTCAAGCTGCATTTCATTCAGAATGAATGAGAGAATCTCAGAAGTATGTTCTGGTGGTTGAAGAATTTTCTTTGGGAACTTCCAATGAAACTTAAGGAGACCAGGCTGATAGAAGGCATCCACTCTAAGAATGGATAACTTAGCAACAATCAATCTTAAGGTTTCTGAATCTGTAGCTCTTTGTGCGAAGATAACAAGCCTTTTGAAAGACTCAATGATGTTGGTCTCCAACATCCTATCTTCAACTAGAAACTGAACTGCTTGTTCCAAAGGAGTCAAATCTGCTATGGCTGAAGTCTCAATTGTCATGAACTTTTTCTGAATTATGTTGAACTTGAAAGGTTTAACCTCTGGAGCGTAAACTGTCAAGGTTCCTGCTATATACTGCTTAACTAACTCACTGTCATCTTCTGGATATTGTTCGAGAGGAGCTATTCTTCTTTTGGCATTTTCAACAAGCCAATCATAAGTCAAAACAACCCTTTCAAGATCTGAGTTCAAAAGATGCTTACTTGTAAGTGATTTCTGATTTTTGAGATCTATATTGTATGTAGGAACGTAAATAACCTCCTGTTCAAACAAGAGATTATAAGCTTCTGTTATGGAAAGTTTGTTGGATCGTTTTTCTGAAAGCTCATGTAGATTTCTATCAAAGAAAAGCGTGAAAACGGCAAACACATCCTCTATCGTTTTCTCTAAGGTCGTGTAAACCATCTGGATGGTAGTCAAAAGACTAGCCAATCTGACAAGTTGTTCATTCGTCATTATCTGATTGGTTACTGAAGATCTAACGGCATAATACAGAGCCTGATCAACATCTGTATT